ACGTATCTTTTAAAGAAGTACTAGTTAACAGAGAATCAACAGTTACAAATGCAGGAGCAGTTGAGAGAGCTGTTTCAGGTGTTAATGATTCTCAATTATTTGAACAAGAGTCAACCTCAACAGTTACAAATACAGGAGCAGTAGAAAGAAGTGTGTCGGGAATAAATGAATCAGACACTTTTTAAAATACTGTAAAATATTGTTTTTAAATAAAGTATAACCCTTAAAATTAAAACCTTATGGCTAACGCTAAAGAAACCCTAGAAAAGATTGCAAAGGCAATCGGAATAGTGACTGAAGACGTTAAAGAAACGGTAGAAGAAACTGTTGAGAACGTGACTGAGACTGCTGACAAAGTAGAGGAGGTTGAAACTGTTGAAGAAACAGTTGAAGAAGTAAAAGAAGTAATTGAGGAAGTTGAAGACAAAAAAGAAGTTGTTGAAGACGTAGCTGAAGAAGTAATTGAAGAAGCGCCTCAAGAAGATAGAGTTAAAGAATTAGAATCTCAGATTGATGAGTTAAAATCTATTCTTAAAGATGCTCTAGAAAGTAAAACGGAGGAAGTAGTACCTGAAGTTCCTGTTGACGACAAAGGCTTGACTCATTCACCTGAAAAGGCAGTAGAGAAAAAAGCAGTTAAAATCAGCAAAAAAGGAGGCAAAAGTATTATAGACAACGTCTTTAAATATATAAACAATTAATAATTAATTTTAAACATTTTTAAAAATGGCAACTACAACAAGTATAACAACTACTTACGCAGGTGAAAAAGCTTCAGGATTTATTGCTGCAGCTTTATTGAGTGCTCCAACTTTAGACAAAGGTGGTATCACTGTTAAGCCTAACGTAAAATTCAAGTCAGTAATGCAAAAACTAGCTGTTGGTGATATTATCGCTGATGCTTCTTGTGATTTTACTGCAACGTCTACAGTTACTTTAACTGAGCGTTACTTACAGCCTGAAGATTTCCAAGTGAATCTTGAGCTTTGTAAAAAAGATTTCGAATCTGATTGGTTAAGCATTGAGCAAGGCTTCAGTTCTTTCGATTCTTTGCCTTCTTCTTTTGCATCTTACCTAATCGGACACGTTGCCGCTAAGGTTGCTGCAAAAATGGAAGTTAACATTTGGAACGGAGACGCTGACCAAGGTGGTGAATTCGACGGATTAGTTGAATTAGCTAAAGCTGACGCTGACGTTATTGATGTAACTGAATCAGGAGCTAACGATGCTTCTAACATTATCGCTCGTTTAGGAAACTTAGTTGACGCTATCCCTGCTACCATTTACGGTAATGAAGGATTGGCTATCTACATCTCTCAAGCTGATGCACGTTCTTACGTAAGAGCACAAGCTGCTTTAGGTTACAAAGACCTTTACCACGTAGGACAAACTGCTATGGACTTCGAGGGTCTTAAGCTTATCGTTGTTAATGGACTTAACTCTGGGCAGATGGTTGCTGCTGAGAAAGATAATTTATTCTTTGGTTGCGGTCTTCAGTCTGATATGAACGAGGTCAAAGTTATCGACTTGGCTGATATTGACGGCTCTCAAAACGTTCGTGTTGTTATGCGATTCTCTGCTGGTGTTAACTACGCTATCGGTTCTGAAATCGTTTTAACTACTCAATCGTAATTTAACTTAATACTAACTCTTTAAAATTATAATATTATGGCTTGTACTTCATTAACTAACGGAAGAATCGAGGGATGTAACGATAATGTTGGAGGGTTGGCAAATGTATACTTTATCAATTCTGGCGAGTCTTGGACTTTAGACTCTGATGACTTAGCTACCTTAGACGGTGCTGGGACTCCAAACGCCTATAAATACGAATTGAGAGGTACTTCAACTTTTGAGCAGAATATTCAAGCTAATAGAGACAACGGGACTACTTTCGTTGAACAGACTTTAACTGTATCTCTAAAGGCTCAAGATTCAACTACTCACAAAGAGGTTAAATTGCTAGCTCACGACAACCCTACTATCTTAGTAGAGGATAATAACGGTAATGTTTGGGTTATGGGACACGAGTACGGTGCAAATCTTACGGGAGGAGCAACCAGTACTGGCGCAGCTATGGGAGACAAATCTGGCTACGAATTAACATTCGCTGCTATGGAAAGAACTCTAGCTCCATTCACTCAAGAAACTTTATCTAGTACTTATTCAATCGTTACGTCTTAATCGTAACTAACTGGAAATTAGGCTCCTCAGAAATGGGGAGCTTTTTTTTTACATTTTTTTTATTTTTTTCTTGTGAGAAATAAAAAGTCGTTATATATTTGTATCAACAAAAACAAAGAAAGATGCACACAGTAAAACAAGTATTAGAGCAAATGGACGCAAACGGAAGAATTAAACTAGGTTGCGGAGACGATTACAGAGGATGGTACACAATCTTCAACATCAACACAAACACTTTCTCGATTTGCTTCTACACTGAGGAGGGCGATGATTACAAATTCTACGCTTCTAAAGAGTCATTCGCTAAAAGAGTTGTTGGATTATTAAAAAGAGGATTTTAAAATAAAAATTATGGAGTTAACAATTAAAACAGACAAAACAGAAATTTGGGAATTCGACTACGGAGTCTTAATCGTAAGAGACGAGGATAGTAGAGAGTGGCACGAGGAGACCACTTGGGACGTATGGATAGACGGAGACCTTATAGAATCATTCAGTACTTATGACGACGCTTGGGTATGGTGTTGCGACCAAAAAAAGAATAATTATGACAGAGAATAAACAATCAGTAAATAACAGAGTGCAGATAGCTTTTGTACTCTTCACAATAATAGTTTTTTTCATTTAATTTTAGTTAATAGTTAGTTAAGCCCTCTAGGTAATCTTAGGGGGTTTTTTGCGTTTTTACTTATATACGCTAAGCTATGACTATTAATCCAGATTTAACAACAGACCAGATGCTATCATTTACGGCTTCTTCAGATGCTGGGATAGATATAGACTGGGAAATCACAAAAGAGGGGGACGACGTCTCGTCCTATACTTTCACAAGAGCCACAGTAGACCGCTCATATTATCAAGAGCTATCTATCAACTTAACGTCTGACTCTATAACGCTAGAGAACAACACAGACTACATTTTAAGCGGTTTTAACGGCACTTCTTTAGTTTTTAAAGGCAAACTACATTCAACGAATCAAACACTCTCACAGTACGCTTTAAACACGTATGAGGAGAGAGTAGATAATAACACATATATAACTTATGATTAATCTAGTTAATCTGTCTGGGTATGAGATTCCTAAGGCAGTAGAAGACAAAAGAAAGGAATGGGTTGCTTACGGCGACGATAATAACTACTACGGATTTCTAGTAGACACTTATCTTCAGTCTGCAACTAATAACGCAGCCATTAAATCAATATCAGACTTAATCTACGGAGAGGGTTTATGTATTGATGGACTTGACAAAGATTCTAAAGAGGTTAAGGAACTTTACAAAATGATTCCTCAAAAAGACCTTAGAAGAATCGTACTAGACAGAAAGATGTTAGGTCAAGCAGCAGTTCAAGTAATCTACAAAGGTAGAGGAGATAACAGAAAAATTGCTAAGATTAAGCACTTTCCTATACAGACTCTAAGACCAGAGAAAATGGACTCTATGGGTGTAGTAAATAATTACTACTATCATCCTAACTGGATAGAACTTAAGAGAACAGACAAGTTAAAAAAGATTCCAAGCTGGGGAACTTCTAAAGAGGCAGTAGAGATTTACTGCATTAAGCCCTACACACCAAACTACTACTACTTCTCACCAGTAGATTACACTGGAGCTATTCCTTACGCTGAGATTGAAAATGAAGTATCTGACTACTTATTGAACGAGGTTAAGAATTCATTCTCTGGTACTAAAGTAGTAAACTTTAACAATGGTATTCCAGACCCAGAACAAAGAGAGCTTATAGCTAGAGACGTTAAAGCTAAACTTACTGGAGCTAGAGGAGAGAAACTTATCATTGCATTTAACGATGACGAGACTAACAAGACTACTGTAGATGATTTAACTATAGACAATGCACCAGAGCACTACTCTTACTTAGCTGACGAAGCTAGAAATAAGATTTTAGTTGGTCATAGAATTACATCTCCAATGTTATTGGGTATTAAAGACACTAATAACGGACTAGGTAATAATGCGGACGAAATTAAGACCGCTTCTCAGCTATTTAACTCTACTGTAATTAACAATTTCCAAGAGGAGATAACAGACGCTCTAGAGGAGATTCTTTTAGAGTCTGGCGTAGAATTAGACTTATACTTTGTAACTGCTCAGCCGATAGAGTTCGAGGTTGAAGATGAAGAGTCTGATGAGGTTGCAGAAGAGAAAGAAGTAGAGGAGACTACTAAGGATGAATCTGAAGATGCTGAGGAGAAGAAAGAAGACACTCAGCTATCTGCGGATTTTAATTCAGAGCTACAAGTAGACTGGCTTACCCATCTCTCAAAACTGGGTGAAACAGAAGAAGACTTATCTGACGAGTGGGTTATGCTATCTGAGGAGAAAGTAGGAGACGAAGAAGAGTCTGAGGACTATGAGGGTTTATTCAATTCTATGAGTGAAGAGATTGAACTTTCTGGAGACAACAGACAAAAGAAGTCTTCAATGGATTCTAAATGGTTTAAGGTTCGTTACAAGTACACTACAGACAAAGACCTAACCAACAAGTCGGGAAAGTCTAGAGGATTCTGTAGAAGCATTCTATCACAGTCTAAGATTTACCGTAAGGAGGATATCATAGCTATGAAAGGAATGAATTCATCACACGGACACAAGGGTAGACCTTACTCTATATTCTTATACAAGGGCGGAGTTAATTGTTCTCACTACTGGCTTAGACAGATATATATTAAGAAAGAGAAAGCAGACGGAACACCTTGGGGAGGAGGAGCTCTAAATGGAGTAAAGAGACTTACAGAAGAGCAAGCTAAGAAGTTTGGCTTTAATAAGAACGCAAGTAAATTTAGACAAAATAGAAAAGTAGCGAAAGCTCCAAAACGTATGCCCAGAAACGGACATCATCCAAATTATTAATAAATGGCAACAATATTATTAGCAAGCAAGAACGACGTAGTTAGGTTTACTCCAGTATCTGGAAACATAGACTCTAACATTATTCTAAATCACATAGACGAAGCTCAGCAGATAGAGATTCAGCAATTGATAGGTACAGACCTTTTAACAAGGTTAGAGGACGATGTACAAGGTTCTAGTCTGGCTGGAGACTATCTTACATTAGTAAACGAATATATTAAGCCTACGTTAGCTTATTTATCATTCTTATACTTCTTGGACTTTGCTCACATCACTGTAGGCAATAAGGGCGTATTTAAACACACCTCAGAGAACGCTTCAGTAGTTTCTGATAAAGAACTCTCACAGATAAAAGAAAGTGCCCGCAAACGTGCTAATTTTTGGTCTAGTAGAACTACAGACTACTTAGAGAATAACTCTACGCTATTTCCAGAGTACTTATCAAACACTAACGAGGATATGAATCCTAATAGGAAAGCTCATAGATTTGGAGGGTGGCAGATATGAACGCAAAAGAAAAAGTACAAGTAGAAGACTTAATCCAAGAGGTTAAGGTTTTAAAAGCACATCTATCTAAGCGACTTGTTAAGATGGAGGGTCATTTATATGATGATAAGGACACAAATCAAGAGGGGTTAATACATCAAGTAAAGGACTTGAATAATAAAGTCGATTCTATAGTTGCAGACTTGCGTTATGCTAAATGGATAGCGGTTACCGTTTCGGCAGTAGTTACTTTCGTAACAAGCATAGTAATGAAGTCAATAACAGACAGATTCTTTTAATGAGAAAGGAGCAACTAACTAAGAATTTTAGATTGTCTGAGTTTCAGTCAAGGGACGGTGCAGAAATGCCAGACGAAGTCTACGAGAATATCGTTAGGCTCGCTGAGGAGCTTCAAGTAATTAGAGATATAGTTAAGTTACCTATAAAGATTAATTCGGCTTACAGAAGCCCAGAA